ATACCGGGCTGTGCCGCAGGGGGAGCCCGATCGGGAATGACAGCTATGACGGTACGGCGGACTGGCCCAGGACGTACTCCGGGGACTGGTGCGGGGAGTACCGCCGTGGCGTAGAGGCCAAAGAGCCGGACTTGGAGCCATAAACCCCGAGAAGGGAGTTTGTGGTGGACCCACGCACGCAGTTTCTGAACGAAGACCTCATGCGGGACGCAACCCCGTCAGAGGTGCAGGCGTACGTGCTGGATCGCCCACGCACGAAGAGCGGGGCGAACTACCGAGCCATTGGACCGCAGGCTTCCCGAGACGAGATGGCTCGTCGGCTGGCTCCTGTGGGGTGGGCAAATGCACAGCAGCGGGCCGACGCCAGGGCGGCGTACTCGCTGGAAGGCAAGACGCCGGAGGAGATGCGTGAGCGGTGGGACAAGAGCCGCCTCCTCGTGGACCCGAACACGCAGAAGCAGCAAGAGAAGCTCCTCCGCGACTTCCGCCTCTTGGACGGCCTGCTCCGCAAGGACGATCCACAGAAGACGGCCAATGACTATTTCGGGCCGCTCGACACCCGGCTGGCTCCGGAGATGGTGAACAACAACTCCCAGATGACCCGGCCAGACCAAATCATCGACATGCCGTTCTGGTCGTCTGCTGGGTCGGCGGCCGTGCAAAACGCCATAGACCCGGAGAGCAACGTGGGCTGGTACATGGGTCGGTCCAGCCTGTTTCCGAACATGGGCAAGTATGCAGGCGGCGGCGAGGCGAAGGACTTCTCGGACGCTCTCGGCATGGCGGCTGGCGACTTGGGGTTCAAGGAGATGCACCGCATGGGCTCCCGAGTCCCGGTGGCCGATCTCCCCAGCGATGCCACGCCAGCAGAGATTGCAGCCCGAGTCCGTGAGCTTCGCGGACAGGCCAAGCTCATTGATGCCCCGCAGTACAAGGAACGATACCTGCGGACAGAAGGCTACGACCCAGGCCCGATCGTCGGTTTCCTGTCAGACCTTGGCTACGACTTCATGGACCCAAGTCTTCTCGTGGACGTTGCGGCCGGTCCTACGAAGGCCATGCTCAATCCTGCTGCACGAGCGTACATGGCAATGAACGGTGGCCTGCTCAAGAACTTGATGCGGCAAAGTGCGGGCGAGGCTTTCGGCGAGGTGGTCACTGAAGTCCCGATAGCAGCCGCCATCAATGCCATAGTTCCCGATGGCGGACAGGCGTACGGCGACCATGAAGTGAAGACGCCGGAGGAGCTTGCACAAGCCAAGGAGCTTCGCCGCCAGTACGAACTCAAGCACTTAGGATGGAAAGACCGTAGCGACACTGCCTACAACGAAGTGGTCAAGCCAGAGATGAAGCGACGGCTTGATGCACAGTACCCAGGTGCCGTGGACATTGGCGGGACGGTAACGCCCTCGCCATTTGCTCCGCTTCCGCAAGGCTGGGCGTACAACAGGTAGCGAAAGGGCTTACATGTCCGACGAGCTTGACGGTCAGGTTGATGGTTCGCAGGAAATCGAGTCGCAGGTCGAGGGCACATCGAATGCTGCAGCGCAAGAGCCGGGACAGCCAGCCGCAGCCGCCCCGCAATCAAGCTCGCCGTGGGAAGCCTTCAAGTCTCTCCCTGACTTCCAGGGGGCGGAAGACACAGCAATCGCTCAAAGACTCTACCAGTCTTACGAACGAGAGAAGCAAACAGCAAAAGCTCTCCAGCAATACCAGCAAATCCTCCCCTACGCCAAAGAATACCTAGCGTATCGGCCGGAGTTTCAGAAGTGGCGTGACGCGATGTCTCGCCAGCAGGGCCAGCAGCCCCAGGCTCCGCAGCAACCGCAACAACCGCAACGGCCGGAGGAGCACCGCTGGTGGAATCCGCCGGAAGTGCGGGAGAGCTACAAGCGGTTTCTCGTGAAGGACGAGAACGGCCGGGAGGTCATCGACCCGGAGGCCCCGCTCGACGCCAAGCACGCCCTGTACGAGTACCAGAAGTACAAGGCCGACTTCGCCAGCAAGTTCCTGACCGATCCGCAGCAGGCTCTTGGGCCGATGGTCGAGAAGATCGCCCAGGAGAAGGCCCAGCAGATCGTCCAGGCCCAGATGCAGGACTACACGGACACGCAGTACGTGAGTTCACTGGAAGCCCAGAACAAGGACTGGCTGTACGAGGCGGACGGCAAGACGCCCACCCCGGAAGGGCTCGCTGTCAATAAGTACATCGACATGGCTGCACGCATGGGCATCCAGTCGATTGACGACCGATGGGAGTTCGCGACTTCGATGCTGGAGCGTGACTTGCACCAGCAGATTCGCGAGCACGAGTCACGTCAGCAGCAGCGTCAAACCTTCCAGCAGGCCATGCCCCAGCAGCACGCAGCGGCTGCCGTGGCGGCTCCGGCAGAAAATCCTGCGGATGCGGGTGCGCAAAACCAGGCGCAGCGGGACATACAGTTCTTACGTAGGGAGGCAACGCGGAATCCGAGCAGGACCGCCACGCCGCCCGACCCACGGATTCCTGTAGCCCCCAAGACCTTCGAGGACCGACTGCGAGCGATCGCTTCCAAGTCCGGCCTCACGTGATGAAAGGTAAATGACATGCCGTCGAGTGTTGACTGGGCGAGGACTATTGCCACAACGCTGGTAACGCACCTCAAGGAAGAAGAGCAAGCCACCTTCCGAAAGTTCAAGGTGTTCGCTGCGTTGGAGGCGAGCGGCAACGTCTCGATGAACAACGGAGGGCGCGGATTCGACTGGCAGGTCAGGTGGAGAAATCAGCCTGTTTCTGCGAACAACGGAGAAACGCCCCGCGTCTTCGCTCGTCACAACCTGTGGCAGCGTGCCTACCTCCCGTATCGCGGATACGTCGTGACCGATCAGATCACGAAGCGGGAAATGCTCGAAAACCGGGGCGCTCAGGCCCTCATCGACGTGGCTGGCAAGATGGCGTCACGCCTTCAGGAGTCGATGCAGGAGCACCTGTCGGTCGAGATTTACACCGACGGCAACGCCGCTGGTAACGAGAATCGGTTCCACGGCCTGGAGTCGATCTTCGCGACCGATGGCACCGTGAACGTGAGCACGGGTGCGAAGCGGACTGCGAATGCGGCCGACCCGTTCGCGTGGCCGAAGGATACCTACGCTGGCCTCTCGACCGAGCTTGGTGCGGTCGCTGGTTCGCTGCGTGCGACTGGCTCGTGGCCGTACGTTGCGGCTGATCCCGAGTACGACTACTACTCGCCGATCATCTGCAACTACACGAGCACCTACTTCGGTGGTGCGTCGGCGACGTGGCAGGCCCAGTGCCTGGAAGCGATCCGCGAGGCGGTGAACTACGCGAAGCGGAACGACACGAAGGAGAATCAGATCGACATGATTCTCCTCGACCGGAAGCTGTACGTGCAGCTTCTCAACCGGCTCGACTCGCGTGAGCGTGCGATCGTCACGAAGACCAACGGCCTCCGCAGCTATGGCTTCGGGGACGTCGTGGAAATTGACGGAATCGAATGCTCGACGGAGTACGCGATCCCGGCGGGCGTTGGGTACGGCCTCTCCATCGGCAACATGGAACTGAAGTGCATGGAAGGCCAACTGATGACGGCTGAGGGTCCTTTTTACAATGAGGAATTGCAGTCACACAGGTACTGTGTCTCGACCCTCGCCAACATCAAGATGAAGTCGCCGAGAAACTTTGTGAAGTGGGCGGCCATCGCCTGAGTTCCCAGCAACCTCCACTGAAGGAAAGGTTTCGTAGATGAGTACGTTGACTGCTGATCCGGGTTTTGGTCGTGGGCAGGTGCTGGGCATTCTCCAGAAGATGTACGACGCCGAGAACGGCGACGGCTCGCATCTCGTCGGTGCCCGTAAGGTGTTCGCGGACACTCACCCGCAGACTGGGCAGCTTCTGTCCAATCGCACGGTCGAGTGCATCGCCGTGAAGAACACGAGCGGCTCGGCTCTCCTGCCCGGTCAGGTGGCGAAGTTCAAGGACGCCAACATTCTGAGCGAAGTGGACGGCCTTGCCACCACCTCGACCCAGCTCATGGGCATCGTGGACGAGTACCTTCCGGCTGCCGGTGTTCCGGACGGCGAGGTGTTCTGGCTGATTGTTCGTGGTCCCTCGACGGTGGCGAAGACCGCCACGAGCGTGGCTGCTGGTGCGTCGTACGGGCTCTCCGCTACGGCAGGGTCGGCTGCGGCCCAGAGCACCAACCCGCTTCTCGGGTTCGCCATCGCGACGAGTGCCACGACCAGTGGCCGCATCCTCGTCCGCACGGCCGCTGGCTTCTGAACGAGCGTGGGTGAACGATAGGCAGTGGCCTTGGGGTGTGATGCCTCCAAGGCCACTGTCGTTTAGGGAGCCAACATGGAAGAACCTCTTGCGATGGCCCCGAAGCCGCTTGGGCAGGATGATGCTGCCATGCGGATCGAGCTTCTCACTGAACAGCTTCGTCAGGCTGGCTTGATTGACCCTGACACTCCGGCGTCCATGCGTGACTCCCGCGAGGCTGGCCCGACCAATCCTCTGTTGGATGGCTTTGCTCCGATGATCCGATCCGTGCCACAGGCAGACCGATGAGCGACAACATCCGCAAGCTCGTGAAGGAAAAGGGAGCCTGGACCCGCACGGAAGGGCAAGACCCGGACGGTGGGCTCAATGCCAAGGGGCGAGCCGCCTACAACCGGGAGAACGACGCCAACCTCAAGCCGCCACAGCCGGAGGGCGGGCCGAGACGGGACTCGTTCTGTGCTCGCAGCGCAGGCCAGATGAAGATGTGGCCGGAGGCAGCCAAAGACCCTGACAGCCGGTTGCGAAAAGCCCGGCGAGCTTGGAACTGCTGACATGGGCGGCCCGACCGAGAAGGTGTGCATCGACTGCGGGAAGTCCCTCCCCGACACCGACGAGTGGTTTACCCGCAAGGGCAACGGCAAGCTCGACTCAAGGTGCAAGCCATGCAGAAAGATCGTCCGGCGGGCGAAGAAGGCGAGGGAGCGGGAAGGGACGATGGCCTCAGTCGAGGCCGGAGCAATCCACACGTTCCTGAAGGCAGCCGCACAGGGCGGCGAAAACATACCGCACAGCAGCGAACTGCTGGAGCGGATCATGGAATACTTCGGTGGCACGAGCGGGTTCAGCGCTCTCGCCGTGAAGCAGTACTTCGACTCGCCGCCCGGTTCCGCAACCAGAACAAAGATGATCGAAACCGTTCTCCGGCTCGTCGTAAAGAACACCGAGATGGGCGGCGCAAAGAAGCCGATGACTCAGTGGACTGACGAGGAGTTGGAGACAGAACTGGACACTCGCCTTCGGAGGGTGGCGGCTCAGTACCAAGGAAGGATTGTCGATGTCACGCCGGAAACGCCCTCAGATTTCGCCGCTGCCTTCGGTGCAGCGTCTGGGCTCCTTTCAGCAGAGCCAGTTGAAGGAGCTACAGGCCGAACTGGCGAGCCGGAGGATCGAGGCCCTCAAGCTGTACCGGCCGACGCCGCAGCAGGAGCAGATGCACGCCTGCACGGCGAGTGAAGTCCTCGTCTTGGGCGGCAATCGTTCTGGCAAGAGTCTCTGCACGTTCGTGGAGGACGCTCGTGCCGTGACGGGCTGCGACCCGTACAAGAAGTACCCGGAGACAGACGGCGTACTCATTGTGGTCGGCAAGGACTGGAGCCACATCGGCAAGGTTGTCTACCCGTACCTGTTTCGTGCAGGTGCGTTCAAGATCATCAAGGACGCAACGACCGGCGAGTGGCGGGCCTACGATCCGGCAACCGATGCCGCACGCTTGTCGGAGGCCAAGCCCGCACCGCCGCTCATCCCTCCGCGATTCGTGAAGAAGATTTCGTGGGTGCTCAAGAGTGCCCGCTACATCCAGTCCTGCGAGCTTGTGAATGGCTGGATGATTTACTTCTTCTCATCGGAGGGCGATCCCCCGCAAGGGTTTTCTGTAGACAGAGTCCACTGCGACGAGGACATCACGGGCAACGAGAACTGGGTGCCAGAACTCCAGGCCCGTCTTGCTGACCGCAAAGGCAGGATGTGCTGGTCGGCCATGCCGTGGAGCAAGAACGACTCCCTCTCTGGCCTTGCCGAGCGTGCCGAGACTGCCGAGCAGGCTGGCGTGGAGAATCCCACGATCAAGATGTTCCGGCTGCGGTTCCTCGACAACCCGCACATTGACGACGAGGAGAAGCGGAAGAATCTGGAGCGGTGGAGTGCTCTCGGCCAGGACGTGCTGCGGATGCGTGCGGAGGGCGAGTTCGTCACGGACTCGATCCTCTGCTACCCGTCGTTCTCTATGCACGTTCACGGGTTTGACCGTGCCGACTTGGACAAGAACGCCGTCCCGCACGACTGGTGCCGCTATGCCGCCATCGACCCCGGACATGCTGTGACGGCCGTCCTGTTTGCCGCCGTGCCGCCGGACGAGAAGTTCCTGCTCATCTACGACCAGCTTTACATCCGGCAGTGCAACGCCGTCATCTTCGGCGAGCGGATGGAGGAGAAGTGCCGGGGCCAGAACATGCACGCCTTCCTCATCGACATGCACGGCGGTCGGCTGCGTGAGATCGGGTCCGGCCGCCTCCCTGTAGAACTGTACACAGAGCAGCTTCGGGCTCGTGGGGTATCGAGCGAGACGACCGGCAGCAGCTTTATCGCAGGTTGCGATGACGTGATTTCCCGCATGTCTGCCGTGCAGAACTACCTGCACATTCGGCCAGACGGAACCCCCCAGCTTCGCATTCTGCGTGGATCGGTTCCTGACCTTGAACGGGAGATGAAGCGGTACAAGAAGAAGGTGAACAGTGTTGCGGGAGCGTATGTCGTGACTGACATGCCGAACACTCGTGGTGAAGTCCATGCGTGTCAGTGTCTGGAGTACCTTTGCGCTTACAGGCCCAGATACCACCGTCCTAAGATGATCGAGCCGGAGGAGCCCTGGTACGTGGATTGGGTGAAGAATCGCCGCAAGCGTATGGGGCTCTTGGAATCCGACAACGCGATCTATCTCTCCCCACGCTCTGGAGCTTTCAATGGCTGACGAAGACTTCGTTCCCCCGGTTGTGCAGATCGGCGACCCGGTGTACTGGCACTCTGACGTGATGAGCCAGAACGAGCCGTGCATCGGCTGGATTTCCTCCAAGCCAGGGGCAGTGACGGCCACGGTACTTGTGTTCATCCCCGACGCCGGGTTCACCGAGAAGGTCTGCGTCCGGCACAAGGACGATCCGGGGCTGCAAGAGAATCACTCGTGGCGTCAGTGGGGCTGCTGGGAAATCGCCCCGTGGTTCGAGCAGGTCAAGAAGGTGGCTGCCTCCCGAGCGTCACTGATTGCGGAATCGGAACGCGAGGCGAGAAAGAATGGCAAGTGAGCAGCCTGACGACATTCTCCGTGGCATTGCACAGGGCTGGCTGAAGAAGATCGAGCTATCCCTCAAGCACAAGCGTCCGTTCACGGAGGACGCCGCAGAGGCCATGTCGTTCTTCGACGGGCCGCACAACTGGTTCTGGCAGGAGAAGTACGCCAAGGGCGACTACGGCTACAACCGCACGATCAGTCCTCCGGGCTTCCGGATGCAGATCAATCGTGTGTTCGAGGCCGTGAAGCTCTTTGCCAGCGTCATCTACCACCGGAATCCGGTGCGGACCATCACGCCCGCCAAGTTCCCGTTCGTGCCGCCTGAGATGGTTGGCGTGTCTCCGCAGGACATGCAGTCACAGCAGCGCTACGAGATGATGGCCCAGGCGACGATGGCTGCCGATGCCTCTCGGCAGATCGTGTCCGAGCTTCTGTCCCGTGTACTGAACTACACGCCGAACGAGTTGGACCTGAAGACCCACAGCCGCAGGGTGGTGGACGAGGCCATCATCAAGGGGATGGGTATCTGGTGGACGGAGCTTATTACCGATCCCGGCAGCGGCAACAGCATGATCGGGTCGTTCGCGGACAGCGTGGACAACTTCACGATGGACCCGGACGCCACCGAGATCGAGGACATAACGTGGTGTGCCCGCAAGTGCTCGCACCCGATCGACGTTGTCGCCAAGCAGTACGGCCTGTCTCGCGAAGCCCTCAAGGCCAATCTGGAGGGCAGGACCGGGCGAGTGTCTGACCCGACTGACGGGTACAGCAATATGCCGTACGCCGCCCGCAACAACGCCAAGCCGGTCGGCAAGACGAACGAGCTTGTGACCTACTGGAAAATCTGGAGCAAGACCGGCTTCGGAGACAGGCTGAAGGACGCCCCGAAGGACAGCGTTGGCAGCTTCGACTCGCTGGGCGACAACTGCTACATCGTCGTGGCGGAAGGCATCGACCATCCGCTGAACGTCACGCCGGAGATGATTGCAGAGCCGCCGAACGAGGAGACTGGAGTCCCTGACAGTCTGTTCACGGCAGTCCAATGGCCGATCCCGTTCTGGGCAGAGAGCAACGGCTGGCCGTTCGTGCCGCTCTCGTTCCACCGCAAGCCTGGGTACATCTGGCCGATCAGTCACATCAAGCCGGGTGTGCCGGAGCTTCGGTTCCTCAACTGGGCGTTATCGTTCCTCGCCCAGCGTGTGGCGACTAGCTGCGAGACGATGATCGGCGTCAGCAAGGCCGCCGACCAAGACATCAAGGATCAAATCCTCGCTCACAGCGAAGGCGGTTTCAAGATTGTTGAACTGTCGGAAACCCTTGGTCGGTCGGTGTCCGAGATCGTGTCGGTGTTCCAGCTTCCCCCGGTGAACGGCGAAATCTTCGCCATCATCGACCGGGTGGCCGAGATGTTCGACAAGCGTGTCGGACTGACGGAACTCGCCTACGGCATGACCAGGGCACAGATGAGAAGTGCCACAGAGGCGCAGGTCCGTGCCGAGCAGATCAGCGTCCGCCCGGACGACATGGCGGAATGTCTGGAAAACGCCATGAGCCTGCTTGCCAGACGGGAGGCCCTCGCCGCTCGCTGGCTCCTCCAGCCGCAGGACGTGGAGCCGATCATCGGCCCGGTCGGTGCGGAGGCGTGGGCACAGCACGTGTCCAACCTCGATCCCTACCGCATCGCCAGGGAGTACGAGTACCGGGTCGAGGCTGGCTCTGCGAGGAAGCCGAACAAGGCCACCCGGCAGGAGCAGATGCAGCAGGCCCTCCAGACTCTGGGGCCGGTGCTCCAGCAGCTTATCCCGATGGGCGTGGTCGAGCCGTTCAACGCCCTCATCAGCGACTGGGCCGACTCGCTCGACATCGACGCCCAGCCGTACCTCGTGCCGCCGCCGCCTCCAC